TATGCCCAACCTATTATTGGTGAATGATTTGTAATTTGATTGAATTCACCATTTGAATTAATGGTAAAACTATCTTCAAATGTGCTTGCTATTTTTTGAGAGTATCCTAAAATTCCAAAACTCAAAGAATTTTCTCTTGAAGTTAAATTAAAATCACCAAATCTTTCTGTGCTATTTAATGTTAAACTTCTAACTCTTGCACCAAATGATGCATTTGATCCTCTAGGAATAATATCAATTTCTGTAGAAAGACTATTATAACCTATACCACTATTAATTACGATTGCATCAATTATTTTACCATTTTCTATAACAGGTCTTACAATAGCACCAGAACCTGTTCCAGAGTCACTTACAGTAACTTCAGGTATTGAATTGTATTCAGATCCCTGATTAACAACTGCTGCACTCTCTACTTTTCCATTGACTATTATTGGTTTTATTTCTGCATTTTTACCATTTTGAATTTTAATTTCAGGTTTAACTTGCTGATCTAAAATGGTTGAACCATAATTAGTTCCTTCTTCATATAAGTAAGCACCAACTATTTCACCAGTAACAATTGGAGTTAAATTAAATGTTCCAGTAACTGTTGATCCATAAGATACATTAATATTTACAGTGATATCAGGATATTGAAAAATTTGATATCCAGAACCAGTTGAGGTTAAATTGACATATTTACCTCTATTATAATCTGACGTAGATGTTCCACCAACACCAGCATTTGATAATTTAAATGAATTGTCGTCAATTTTTTTAACAATATATGATGTAGTTGTGCTAAGTCCTGTGATAGGTGTTGTTGCAGAGTATTCTACAATTTCTCCACTTAAAAAACCATGATTTTTAAAATTGATTGTATCAAAAGAAGTTGAAATTCCTGATGGTTTTACTCTTAATTTACGATGTGTGTATCCAGAACCAGAATTTATAACTTTGACTGATGTTAAAGTGGTTTTATTTTCAGTTCTAAATCTATGAATACCACTTGCAGAAGTATCAGTTGCTAAACCAATTGTATTAATTCCTGCCAATCCAAATAATGCATCACTTTGATAATTAAATATTCTAACAGTTGTTGGATTTACAACTCTAACAAAATATGGATCTCCATCTGATAATGATCCAGTTACATCATTAGTGCCATCATATGCTGAACCAATTCCTATTGGTGCGTTTCCATTACTACTGTAATAAATTAATTGACCATTTTCTAAATTATGTTTTGTCTTAAAAGTAATTGTTTCATCATCAATATCAACCCCACCATTAAAAAATATATTTCTACTATCAAAATCTAAAAATCTATTTCTAATACCAACTACAGGTTGAAGAACACAACCAGTTCCATTTCCACCAGTGATTGAAACACTATTAACATTTTCAATGTCAAAATCTTGAGGATCTACAATAATTTCCTTAACACTACCAGTTATAATTGGTTCAACTAATGCAGTCGTTCCTGTGGAACTTTCAATATTTACAACTGGAGGATTTACAATATCATAATCTCTTCCAGAATTTAATACATCTACAGATTCAAGAGGACCGTAAAAAATATTATTGTCTGATATTGGTGATCTTATCTGAACTCCATCTTTCAGTATACCAATATCATTTACAGGAGACTCGTGTTTTGATGATACAAATAAATTTTGTGATAATGGAATTCTTCTTAAAATTTTATCAGTTTCTAATTTTCTATTTGCATGTCTCTCAAGTATAAAATTATGTCCTGATAATGAACCTATTCCAATTTGAACTGTGCTTGCAGACCCAATTTGATTCGATGATTGGTATAATGCAATTTTTGAAATACTTTGATTTGCTGAAGGTATTACTGGATCAACATAATATGTTCTTCCAGATTCTAAACCTGATAATACTTCACTATCGGGAGAATAAACAACTGCATCTCCTTGAATAAATTCAATATCTTTGTTTGGGGGAGGTGAAAATTGAATAAAACTATAAGTTTTTGATATACTATTAAATCCATCTAAGTTAGATCCATTCGTAGTTTCTTTTATTATATTAGTTTCAATATCATAACTTGGTAATGAATTAGATGCAACATATCCATCAGTTTCTCCATCAGTATAAACATTCAAAACATCTGATATTAATACATTATTACCTTGTTCAATCTCTACACCACTACTACTAGCAGTTTCAATTATTCTTCTAATATCATAAGATTCATTTGGATCTTGAGTAAATCCTGCAATATTAGAAACAGTGATTTGTTTTATATTATTATCAATACTTACAATTGTTCCACTTCCAACAATAACTTGCTCACCTCTTTTTAAGATATTAAATTGGTCTCCAACTTTTAAATTAGATTCATCTATAGGAGTTTTATATGTGAATGTAGAACCTGAAATTTCAACTTGAAATCTTGAACTTGTATTATATTTCCAAGAATTGGCAAAAATCTCTTTATATGATTCATTATTATTTTTAATTTTTTCACCAACATTTTTGACAAATATATTTTCTCCCTCATTCACTAATCTAATATCTGATATTGGAACTAATTCTGAAAGGACTCCTGTAATTCTTAAATCAACTCTTTTTGATAAATCTCCATTTTCATATCCAAAAATAGATTCATCTGAACGTATATCATCTGCAGTATTGATTGCAACACCAACACCAGTGCATCCAAAGAATTGATTTAAAGTTTTAGATGTATAATCTATAGTATTTTGACCACTTATTAACGTTCCAGTTGTTCCAAATCCTACTGTTGAATCAACACTTATTACAGATGCATTTGTTGATATATCTGATAAAACTTTTGTTTTACCTGGCACTGTAAAAATTCCCTCAATCAAATCACGATCACTAAATCCAACAAATAAAGATATTTTATAATAAGTTTTTGAATCTCTAGTGAAAACTTCTACTTCAGACACTGATGCATTAGTAGATGTATCAGTCGATTTAAATATGGTTTGACCTACTAAATTTTGTGGTTCACCAGTTGTTGAAATTAAATCAGCAACTATGACTTCCCGACGTATAAATTCTGCGTCTGATGGTTTAATTAAGTTTCCTTCTAGATCCAGTATTGTAGATTCAACACCATATAAAACTTTGAATAAAATTCTTATTGATTCTTCTATACCTTTTGATTGATAGAAAGAACGAGCAAATTTTACAAAATTACCTGCATCAAGATTAGTTGCAAATTCATTATCCTCAAAACCAGGTAGGAATGTTCTTTTTAACTTTTTAAAAAATTCTTGTAAAAATAATACCGAAAGATTTGTAATTTTTGCTCCAGAATCATGTGTTGATGCTGTCGTATCTTCAAAAATTAAATTTTCACGATTAATTTCAAGTAATGAAGATGAGATACCAACATTATATCCAGAGATACCACTAAAACCACGTATACAACCTGTAAATGTAGTAGATGTTATTCCTGTGTATGATATGATTTCATCATCAATCTTAAGCAATCCGTATTCAGAAGGAAAACCTTTTGTGCTAGGAACTGTAATTGTAGTATCATTGACTGATAGATCAGAAAGGCTAGTTGTAACTCCAACTACAACTTCTGGAACTAAATTATCTGATTTAATATATTGATCAAAATTATTGATTAAATCGCTTGGTCCACCTTGAAACTCTTGTGAGATGTAATATTGTTTAAAAAATTCTGTTGCATTTGGAAAATCAGCGACCACAAATTCAGGTAACTGATTTTCAATAATAGTATTGACTTTTATTCTTTTGTCAATTTGTGACATAAATTATATCCTCTCTAAATCTCCATTAGAGTAACTAGAAGTATAATAATCTCTTGTGAATACAACACCCGAAACATCTTCACCTGAAGCAATTACATCCTTAAACATATTTATCGTGCTTTTAGAAACATCAAAACTGAGATATAAGTCTTTAAGACCAACAACGTCATTTGATTCAGGAAATGCCTGAATTTCAACTATATTATTTTGTGAAGTTGTAGATGTAATATTAATTGTATTCATAATTACTTCACCTTTTTTATAGTCAACTATACCAGCCTCTTTTATTAAAACTCTCTGTTCATTCTTTTCATTTTTAAAAACAACACTTAAAGTTCCTTTCATACTACCATCAAGATTACCTGCAGCATCTTTATTTGGGACATCAGTAATATATGCAGTTTCATTTGAACCCGAAATTGTAAATCCAGTGCTTTTGATATTGAAACCAGCAGGATTTATGTTAAATTGATTTCCAAAACATAGTTCATACTGAGCAAATTGATTTAACAATGCTTTCATATCTCTTCTAACAATTACTTTTGTTATATTTGAAGTAATACCATTATCAACACGGTCAATCAGAGTGTTTAATTTACTATATTTAAATCTACCACCAAATTTATTAATTTCTACATTATTACTATACTGATTTAACGATGATATGATGGAAGTTCTTAAATTTGTCGCTGAAGCAACTTGTGCAGGGTTATAATAAATGGTAGAATTTACTTCCACATATAGTATCTTTAAATCAACTATTTCAGAATTGATACCAGCAATAGCGTAATTTTTTAATTTGTTTTTAATCTGTAATTTGTCAAAATCTGATACATATGTGCCATTTTTTGGTTTGATGCTTATTTGAACCTGACCAAATTTAGGAGGGTCTAATTCTTCACCACCAACAACTGCCACTGATTCTGTTTGAGGGAAAATTGTTTCAATTATTGCTTCATAATCTCTTGGTGTAACTGCTCTATATTGTGCTGAGTAGAGTCTTGGAGCAAAATACT